GCAAGCGTTTCTACAACGCAGGGTCGATGAGATTAACGCCTTCTTTATTGATGCCGTAGCTACAGGCCGAGGCATGGACAAAGAAACAACAGAAGCACTCTTTGACGGTGGCTTTGAGTTAGCTGGTAAGGCTCTTAAAAATGGCCTTATTGACGCTGTACAATCCTTTGAAGAATCACTCGCAGAAATTGAAGCATTGACAGGGGAAAATAAAGAAGGAGACGATAACGCGGCGCTGGCCCGTATTCGTCTTTTAAAGCATAAACGCTCTTAACCCCTAATTTACGCCTCGCATATAACTATTTATACGGTTATGAGCGGGGTTTTTTTACGCCCATAGATAATTATTTGGAGATGTTCACGTAATTTGTTATAAATATAGATACAAGAGGCGCACAGCCGCCTCTGATTCTGGGCATAGACCCACAAACACTCTCATAAAATTGAATAATTAGCCGTTTAGTGCCACCAATTCGTACTCATTGTGCGTTTAAGGACATTAAACAATGAAAAGAAAGTATTTAGAATGTTTACACTAGATGAATTAAAAGCAACACACAACGAGCTTGTTGAAAAAGCAAGTGCCGTTGAAATCGAGTATAAGGCCGACGCATCTGTAGAGAAGCTGGCTGAATTTAATGCAGCTCTCGACGCTGCTGACGAAGCAAAAGCTTCAATCACAAACGAAGAAAGCCGTCTCGAAGCCGAAAAAGCCGCCTTTGACCGCTTGAACAAAATGGAAGCTGTTAAGCCTTCACAGACACAAGAGCCTAAGCGTTTCGACGTTGTTGTAGGTGAGCGTGTAATTGACAACGATCCTAAAGCTGGTTTTGAGACATTGGGCGAATTTGCCATGTCTACATTTAGAGCCAACGCTAACATTGGTGGAAGCGTTGACAACCGTTTGACTTTGTTGAACGAAAAAGCCGCTGCATCTGGCCTCAACGCTGGCGTTGGTGCTGAAGGTGGTTACACCGTTCCAGAATCATTCTCTAACTCTATGGTTGGAACTATGCTTGGACAAGCCGACAGCCTTTTAGGTCGTGCTAACAGCTTTACCGTTGAAGGTGAAAGTCTCACCCTTCCCGGTATTGATGAAAGTTCACGCGCTACTGGTTCGAGAAATGGTGGTACACGCGGTTACTGGCTTGCTGAAGCAGCCCAGATTACTTCGAGTAAACCTAAGTTTCGTCAAATCAAAGTTGAGCCCGCAGAATTGGCCGTGTTGACTTACGTTACAGACAAACTGTTGCGACAGTCTCCAATGGCTATGGAGCAGTTTATCAATGGCGCCGCTATTGATGAAATCAACTGGATGGTTGGCAATGCAATCATCAACGGTTCTGGTGCTGGACAGCCTTTGGGCATCATCACGGGCGCTGGTAAAGTCACACAAGCCGCTGTAAGTGGTCAGGGAGCAGGAACTATCGTTGCTGCAAACATTGACAACATGCTTACACGTTTGCCCGCTAATATGCGTGCTGGTGCTGTGTGGTTTTGTAACCAAGACATTCTCCCAACTTTGGAAGGTCTTGAAACTGCCAACGGCGCACCTTTGTTTCGTGGACAGGGCGGCTTGACTGCTGCACCATTGGCTACCCTCAAGGGTCTGCCCGTGCTTCCTTTAGAGTATTGCCCGACATTGGGTACTGAGGGAGACTTGATTCTAGCTCACATGCCTTCATACATTGCGGGTGTTCAAGGTGGAATCAGTTCAGCTATGTCAATGCACTTGCGCTTTGACTATAACGAGCAGGCTTTTAAATGGTGTTTCGCTGTTGACGGTCAGAGCATGTATTCAAAAGCTCTTACACCAGCCAACGGAACCACTACACAGGCTCCATTTGTCACGCTTAACAGTACACGTAGCTAGTAAGGTTGCGTAAATAATTAATTAACTAGGGGGGCGCTAAAAGATGCCCCCCATTTTTAAAGAAAGACTAAGAACATGAGTAAACAAAACATTATTGGAAAAAACCACGTTGTCACAGGCTTGGCACCTATCCTTCCTAACTCAAGCACACCTGATTATGTGAGCCTGAAGAACCATAGTAAATTTACTGCTATTATCGTTTGTGATAATAACACGACTGTTACTGGTTCGGCCATCACTCTCAAGCAGGCAACCGCTGTTGCTGGAACTAGTGAGAAAGCTTTGGCCTTCTCTTGGGTTTATCAGAACGAAGACACAGCCGCTTCTGACGTATTGGTTAAAACCGCCGTTACATCAGACACCTTTACAACTGACGACACTAACGCCAAAAACCTCATTTATGTTATTGAGGCCGACGTCGCTGACTTAGACGTATCTGGTGGCTTTGATTGTGTACGCGTTGGAGCCGGTGACGCCGTAGCTTCTATCGTTTCCATCACTTACATTTTGGGTGGATCACGTTATAACCACGACGTTTCCGTTACTGCAATTACTGACTAGTTCATAATTGTAAGCATAAGATCGGGGAAGCCTATAACGGGCTTCCCCATTTTTTCAATAAGGGGATTTTAAAACATGGTACAACTTTACTCAACACTCCTTAAGACTGGCTCAGCGCCTACCGTTACAGTTACGGACGCAGAGTTGAAGACATTCGCAAAGATTGACGGTACAGGCGATGACGCGCTTATAACCCTGCTCAATCTTACTGCTACAAATTACATGCAAGACGTACTAAACAGGACGTTTTACACACGGGAATACACGCTCTATTTGGACTGCTTCCCCACCGAATTAGACGACAACATAGGCAAGCCGTTTATAGAGGTGCAGACAACCCCACTCATCACAGTTGACAGCATCAACTACACCGACACAGACGGCGCTGACCAGACGTTAGCATCCACCGAGTATAGTGCTGACATATTCTCAGACGGCCCAACACGCATCTTAGAAGCATACGACAAGACATGGCCTGACACGCGCACAGTTGCAAACGCTGTCGTAGTCGTTATGCATTGTGGGTACGCTTCTGCCGCTGCTGTGCCTGAAGAGTATAAGCAATTGATTAAGCTTTATTTTACGCACATGTATGAAAACCGCGAAGCCTTCAGAGAAGAACGCATCACGGAAGTGCCTAGAATGTTGCAGGCGCTTATTGACCGTTATAGAGTTAAGAGGTTTCTGTAATGGGCATTGCTAAAATAGGCAAGTTTCGCCATAGGGTTGAGATACAGAGTTATAGCCAAGCCGCCGACGCTGAGGGCCAAATTGCCCGCTCATGGTCTACGGCTGCAACCGTTTGGGGTCGAGTTAATCCGATCAGCGGTAATGAACGTGTGGCTGCTGACCAGATTAAAAGTAAACTTTCGCACCGTATCACTATCCGTAAATACGAGGGCACTTGGACTGGTCAAATGCGTATTAAATATGACGGTAAGTTTTTTAATATTATTTCTATAGTTGATCCTGATTATAGGGGCTGCTTTGAGATTATTGATTGTGCTATTAATGAGAAGCAGACGGCGTAATGGCTAAACCTAAAATACAAATGGAGCTAAAGGGGTTCGATAGCCTCGTTAAAAAGTTTAACACTTTGGGCCGTGGCATACAAAATAAGATAATGTCACCAGCACTAAAGGCAGGCGCAAAGGTGGTTTTAACTGAAAGTAAAAGGTTGGCGCCAGTTTTGTCGGGAACACTTAGAAAGACACTTAAAGTTAAGAAGGGTGTTAGAAGCCGTAAAGCTATATCTTGGTACGTTCAAACAGGCACTCGTGAGAAGATGGGTATTAGTATGGATGACAAAGCGTACTACCCCGCGTCAGTTGAGTTTGGCACAAGGAAAATAAAAGCCAAGCCGTACATGCGCCCCGCATTGGTTAACGCCCGAACACCAGCGATTAAAGCTGTAGGTGAAAAGATGGGTGAAAAGATGGACGATGTTTTAAGGAAAATGGCGGCTAAGAAATGAGTTTAAAGACTGAGTTACGTACAAAGTTACTGGCAGACGTGGCGTTAGGCGCTCTCATTGGTACTAGATTGTTTCCAGACAGAGCCGACCAGACCACCACTATGCCCTATATAACTTATCAGGACGTATCGCAAGAGACTACGCACCACCTTGGCGGCGTGTCTCCTAGTGGTTTTTCAACCGTGACCGTGCAGTTTTCTATATGGGCGGCCACAGGTTTAAGTCGTTCTAATGTTGAAGCTGCTTTGAGAATCGCTTTAGACGGTAAGCATAAGCAATATTTTGGTGCCATGTGGATTAATAGCATCAAGTACACAAACGGACACGACACGATAGAAGACAGCGGTGACGGGAGCCAAGATAACAACGTGTACGGTAAGTTTATGGACTTTGAAATAGTACACGAAAGAGCAGTAAGTTAACTTAATTTTTTAAATAGAAAGGGTCTATCATGGCCGGAGCAACAGTAGACAACGCAATGGGGATTACAGCAGTATTTAGTACTAGCTCTTTCTCAGCAGAAGTAACAGACGTTGATTGGAGCGGTATAAGCCGTGAAGCAATCGCAACAAGCCACCAAGGAACCGCAGCAGCGGGTACTGGTAAGTTTGGTAATGCAACCTTTATTCCCGGCGATCTCAGCGACCCCGGCGAGTTGGGCATGACTATACACTTTGACCCAGACACAGAGCCCCCGATTGACCAAGTGGCTGAAACAATCACTCTCACTTGGCCCTTAGCTTCTGGTGATGCCAGCGCAGCTACGTGGGCAGGTAGTGGTTTCATAACTTCTTACGACATTGGTGCGCCGTTGGATGACAAAATGACCGCTACGGTTACAGTGAAATTTTCGGGCAACATCACAATGGTTGCAGCCGCTTAATGGAGGTTGAAATCATCGTTAACCGTAAACGATACCCCATTGGTAAGGTTCTAGAGCTTCCCGAAAAGGAGGCTCTAGCCCTTATTGACAAAGGGATAGCTAAGAAGCATGAAGAAGATAAACCCAAAGCGAAAGGCAAGTAAATGTTTGACAGGGAGAGATTAAAAGAGTTAAAGGCAACAGACATAGAAAAAGTAGACTGTCCAGAGTGGGCGGAGCTGGGTGAGGTATACGTCAAAGGTATGACGGGCCGTAGCCGGGACACTTACGAAATGGCGGTATACGAAGAGGGCCAGAAGGGCAACAACTCATATAATATGAGAGCTCAAATGGTTGTTGGGTGCGCTTGTAATAAAGATGGAAGCCTTATATTCACCAATAATGATGCGGCTTGGCTAGGCGATCAATCAGCCCGAGTCTTAAACCGTATCTATGAAGTGGCCCAGCGCCTCAGTGGCATGACAGCGGAAGACGTAGACGAATTGGGAAAGAGCTTAGAGGCCGACCGGAGCTGAAGTTTTGGTTGAGCCTCTCTCTTAAAATGGGTATACCCGTAAGAGAGTTACAGGCGCGGATTAGTAGCAAAGACTTCGCCTTATATTTGGCTTATGACAGGCTCGACCCGATAGGTATGACGCGCTTTGATATGGGCATA